CACCGGCTGCTAGTTCTCTATCAGTTACTACATCTGAATTAATCTTTCCTGTTGTTACGGCATCGGCTGCTATTTCATTTGCTGTGACTGCGTCTGTTGCTATTTCAGAACTACCAATTGCGCCTGCCACTATTTCATTTGCTGTGACTGCGTCTGTTGCTATTTCTGCTGTACCAACTGCATTGGCTGCAATTTGTGCATTAGATGCAGTACCTGTTAAATCGCCACCCATTGTTGGGTCTGACGTCATATCAGCAAAAGTTAAATTGCCTGAACCATCAGTTGTTATGGCTTGTCCAGCAGTACCACCAGTGAGCTTAAACTGTGCAGTAGTAAATGCCATACTATGGCCAGTTTCAAAGGAAATTTCTGTTCCTGTCGCTGCCCCTATTTTGTTTACAAGAAGTGTGCCTGGCATATTATAGTACCCTTAAAATTCCTGGACCATCTACTGTCCATACTGCTGGTGATGTTACTGTAATAGGTCCAAAAACAACTGCATTTTCATCTACAGGTACTGTAGTTGTAATACTTGCAGTAACTTCATTCCAGTTGTTATAACCTTTACCTGTATTTGGTCCCCATTCTTCTGTTGTGCCGTCTGTTGTTAAAAATTTATTTTCATTTCCTGTTTGTGCAGGAAGTGAAAACTGAGCAACTGTATCCCAACTCGCATTAGTGCCGTCTGTTTTTAGAAACTTACCTGTTTGTCCTGTTTGACTTGGTAGAGCATCAACAGCACCAAACGTTAAATTACCTGCACCATCGGTTATAATTGCTTGGCCGGCTGCGCCACCTGTTATTTTAAATTGGGAAGCAGTACCAGTAATAGTTTTACCGGTAATAATAGAAATATCTGTTCCTGTTCTGGTGTCTAAACTATTGACTCTTAATATACTCATAACACTATTTATTAGAGTTTAATAGTTCTAATAATAATATTATTATTAAGGTTTGGGGTGTAATGCTTTAATTTCTGCTATGTGATCCGACCATGTTGTTGTACCATTTACAGAATCCCAATATTGCATATCAAGTTGATCTGAAAGTTCTGCATAGGCTTTAGCTCGGTTTCTAGCATATTCCTGTGTATTGTGTTCGGCTTCTAATTCTGCTTGTTTAGCCTGTATTTGTTCTACAGTTATATTATTAGGATTACCAGTTGGCCATTCTATCCGAGTTATATCTTCGCCGCGAACTGTTACTTCGGCACTAGAATCAATTGCAAGAATTGCATCAATAATTTTAATCATGCGCCTATCTCCATTAATGTCATAGTAGCGGCTTCGGATGTTGTTTCATTCCAAGATACACTGTTATGCTCATTTTTGATTTGCACTGTATAGGTTAGTTGAGACGTACTGTTGGGACTATGTAACACTGTGCCGACACAAGCACCTGCTATTCTATTACTGCTACCACCATTAGGTTGAAAACCTGTACCTCTAATAAACCGAGTCGGGGTGCCACCCGGGAATGCAGTTGATGTTACTGTTTCATACAACTGATACTCAGGGAAATATTGGTTGCCATCATTATTTCGATAACCATAACCAGTGCCAGCAAACATAACTAAGACCTTACTATCGGTTGCAGAACAAGTAATTGTTGCAACTGTATCAGTGTTTGTCCAAGATCCAGATGATGTTTGTAGTCCAGCCCCATCATCTTGAACATGAATTACTTGCAATACTTTTCCGCCTCCACCTGATGCTACTGTATCAAATGACAATCCACCTGATCCATCTGTTTTCATAAATTGTCCGGCGGTGCCACCGGTAATCTTGAACTGAGAAGCTGTTCCGGTAATAGTTTTACCGGCTTCAATTGCTATTTCAGATCCTGCATATGGTCCTAATTCGTTTGTAAGAAGTTTGCTCATAGTTATATCCTAACATTTATATTTATCATTATAATATTTTAACTGTTCCGCCGCCAATTGACCATGTATTACCTGTAACAATAGAAATAGGTCCTACGACTCCTGCATTTTCTGAAGCCAAAACAGTAGTAGTAAAAGAAGAATTAATATCACTCCAATTTTTAAAGAAATTATTTGGTGTTGTAATTTCTGGACCGGGTACAGTTTCCCATGCCATATTACCTGCAAGAAAAGTAGAAGATGTTGCTGTACCGGTTGTACCTAATTCAGTTGCACCAACTGCACCAGATGCTATTTGTGCATTAGAAGCGGTACCTGTTAAGTCACCACCCATTGTAGGGTCACTGCTTCCTGATACACTACTAAAAGATAATCCACCCGAACCATCTGTTATTAATGCTTGTCCAGCAGTACCACCTGTAATTTTAAATTGTGAAACAGAGCCAGTAAGAAATCGTCCAGATACTAATGCAATTTCAGTACCTGTCCATGTTCCTATTTCGTTTACTAGAATTTTGCTCATTTATGCTCATTTCTCATTAATCTATTCAGTATAATTATGGTAATTAACTCCACCCCAACGCTACTGCGTGAATTCTTGTTTCTTTAGTTGCTGATTGATTCAGTGTTTTTACTCGATAACGCATAGCTGTACCTGATGCTGATGTTCTTGTTACATCGTGAGCTGTAGCTATGTTATGAGTACCAGTGGTGCCTTGATTTGCAAGAGTCATAGGTGTCCAGTTTGAGCCGTTGTCTGCGCTGAATTCAGCGGAGATGTCATTCGCTAATACGGAAGTGCCGACTCCATCAGACCAAGTTAGAACAATGTCTCCTTTAGTGGGAGCGGCTAGAGCTGTAGTGGCAGTGGATACTAAAATCATATTGCCTGTTACAGCGGAACCATAAAACTGCATCTCCAGACGCCGACCACCACCATTAGTTGCGGCACCAGAAACGTATATCGCTTGGTAGTAGCGATATGAAGTAGTGTTTGCGGTCATGGTGCCATGAGTATCTGTTTGTACAGTGCTGTTATTAGTATTCCCCAGCGTCCATGTACCCCCTATATCTGTCCAAGAACTAGCGTCATTAGAACCTTGCCATTTGAAAAGACCCTCGCTAGTACCCTGATTGTATGTCCACCTAGAATTGGTATACACCTTTGAATTTCCAGCACCATGATCGAATCGGATATACCCAGTCCCGCCTGCATCAAACCACGCACCGCCTGCCGCATCATATGTGGTAACACCATTAACTAAATACTGAATACTATTTTCACCTGAGTGCCAAGGCATATCTGAGGAAACGGTTAGTAGATTTGCACCACTCATCCTATCCCCAACAAACCAACCAGCGGCTTCCGCTCCGCTCATAAACTTACTAGTGGTGTTGTGATACTCACCTGTTGAAGTGCTGAGATCGAGCCCTGCCGTTGATTCAAAGGAATCGGATGTCTGGTCTACAAGGTTATACTTAGCTAGGGAACCGTTTGATGCAACTTGAAATCCTAGAAGCGCGATGTCTTCTTTAAGGTTATTATCATCGAACTGGGTAACATGTGCTGTTACCGACGCCGCCGGCAATGTAACTGTTTTGCTTGATATATCAAATGTTGCTGCCACTTCAGTACCACTCACTGCACCAGCTGCAATCTGTGCATTGGAAGCAGTACCAGTTAAATCTCCTGCCATTGTAGGATCATGAGATACTGTTTCCCAAGTTGCTGTTGTGCCATCTGTTTTTAGGAATTTATCTGCATTTCCTGATTGGGTTGGTAACGAATCAACTGCTCCAAAAGATATGCCGCCCGAACCATCTGTTATTAATGCTTGACCAGCAGTACCGCCTGTTATTTTAAACTGTGAAGCAGTACCAGTAAGAGTTTTACCGGTTTCAATTGTTATATCTGTTCCGGTCAGTGTGCTTATTTCATTTACTTTAATTCTACTCATTTTATAATACCTTTAAAGTTCCATTGATAGACCAATCTATACCAGTTGCAACACTAATGGGTCCTACAACAATAGCATTTTCTCCTGTTGGAATTGTTGTTGTTGTATGTGCTATAATAGATGCAGTATTTCTATATCCACCCATTGAACCAATAATTCCATCTACAGGAGTTAAAGAAATGGTTGTACCACTATTTGGTTCTAATTCGTTTACTAAAAGTTTACTTGTTGGCATATTATGCTACCTCATATCTTATTACTACAATACCAGATCCACCGCCACCTGCCCAGTGAATTTCATTACCAGAACTACTATCAGGATCAGCAGTTCCACCGCCACCACCGCCAGTGTTTTCTGTGCCTGGGGTATCACACGGATCGCCATGCCGATTGGCAACTCCGCTTGGACCACCATTTAAACCATTAATACCTCTGCCACCACCACCTAAACCACCAACTGACCGACTGTTGTTTGCCGCGGCACTTCCGCCACCGCCCCCACCGCCATAATATACTTGAGTACCATCTAGAAAATCATTTTGTATTCCAGCACCACCGTCACCACCCATATCACCACCACCATTGTTGTTGCCTTGTCCATGACCAGTATTATCGTTACTGCCGGCGCCTCCGCCGCCTCCACCACCACCGTTGCCGGAACCGGTATTACCAGCACCTCCGGAGGTGCCATAAGTTGTCCAACCCGAAACTGTTGGTTTAGTAGTAGCACCACCATCGCAATGTCCACTATTCGGACGTGATCCGCCACCTCCACCACTACCACCTGCGCCGCCACCATTACCTGCAGGAGGTGTACCGCCCGAGCCATCAGATCTACCACCTGCTCCACCACCCGGAAGGGTTATCATTATAGCAGAAGAAGGATCAGTTATTACTGTATCTTCTCCTGGTAAACCAAAACGGTTGGCGTCGGTACTTCCCGGCCATTGTTTCCAAATTCGATCAGGTTCTGCATGATATGCACCGCGGCCAATATCTAAAGAATAATTTCCAGTTGTAAGAGCTAAACCAGTTGCTACTCCGACACAACCAGCACCACCACCACCTTGAGCAGTATCTTGATCACTTTGGACTCTACCTCCACCACCACCGCCTGCTACTGCAAGCATATCAATAGATCCAGGATGAGTACCTGGATTAAATGTTTGTGTCGTTCCAGCAGTTGTAAATGTATGTACTTTATAATTTGTTCCACCCGAACTATAAGTTGTTTCTGTACCACCACTAGCACCATTAAAAACACCATTAACTGTAATACTAAAAGATCTAATTGTTATGTTTACACCAGTACTATCAGTTGCCTTTACATCAAAACTATAAACTGTTGAACCACCAAGAGGGGCATTAGTAGGATCACCTGTAATAGCACCACTGGTTCCATTTAATGTTAATCCGGCACTTGTAAGAGTATTAAAATGGACTGTATCCATACTAAATGAAACTACTTGACTATCTGGATCTGTTGCTACTAATGTAAAATGTGTACCAGTTGCATCATCGTTAATTGCACCTAAACTACCGGCCAGTGTTGTCCACACAGGCACGCCGCCTGCATCTAATACATTTGCTTGTATTGCAACACCGCCACTAGGTAATGTTAATTTAACATCATATGGTTCGAACTCTACTGGAAGTTCAGGTGTTACAAAATCTATTTGTCCTGAATTAACAAATGTTACTGCTGAGGGTACATGTACTGAACTATCAGAACCTATTAATCGTACTGTTGAACCGTCTTGAAAATTAATACCAGAAATAGTTATATTTGTACCAGCTGCAATCGAGGTTGTTGGGGAAACACCAGTAATAGTAGGTACTGATCCGGCAAAACCAACCCATGTACCATCAAGATAATGTTCAAGTTGCATGAGTTCAGAATTAACACGTATATTACCAGTTGCTGGACTTCCAGGACGTTGTGCTGTTGTTCCTACAGGTATATCAAAATATCCTGTTGATGTGGCTTCAGTATCATATCCTCCGCCCGATGCAACTGGTTCCCAAGTTGCAGTTGTTCCGTCTGTTTGTAAATATTCGCCTGCTTGTCCTGTTTGACTTGGTAATGCATCTACTGCTTCCCATGTTGCAGTTGTACCGTCAGTTGTTAAAAATTTACCTGTTTGTCCTGATTGTGTAGGTAAAGCATCTACATCACCAAAAGATATATTACCAGAACCGTCTGTTATTAATGCTTGTCCTGCTATACCACCAGCAATTTTAAATACACTAGCGGCAGCAACAAGAGAATGTCCTGCTGTAATAGTTATATCAGTGCCAGTTGCGGCCTGAAGTTCATTTACTAAAAGTTTACTTGCCATAATATAGTTCTCTTATATATTTATTCGTTCATAATATTACTAATGTGCCATTAATTGTCCATTCTGCTGTAGAATTAATAGGACCAAAAACAATACCATTTTCTGTTGTTGGAACTGTAGTAGTTGTGGCAACAGTAATTTCATTGTAATTTTTATAATAATTGCCCGGTGTTTCTATTTGTCCAGCATCTGATATCCAATCCGCAGATGTTCCGTCTGTTGTTAGGAATTCACCTGCTTGTCCTGTTTGACTTGGTAATGCATCTACAGAACCCCAACTTGCACTACTGCCATCTGTTGTTAGGAATTTACCTGCTTGAGTAGATTGTGCTGGTAAAGCATCTACTTGTGCAAAAGTTAAGCCGCCGGCACCATCAGTTATTAATGCTTGACCTGACGTACCGCCAGTAATTTTAAACTGTGTTGTAGTACCAATAAGGGTAGTACCAGTATTAATAGTAATATCTGTTCCGTGTCCTGCTTCTAAATAATCTAATTTTAATGTACTCATATATTATCTCGCGTTACTTGTTTTAAATGATGATTCTGCAAATGCCATATACATATAAACATTACCAGCAGTATTATAACCACCATCTGAAGTTCGTATTTTAAAACCGTTTGAAAGAAAATCAATATAATTATTTGTCTTTTCTGCGGGATTTTCGTCTACTGATAGTTGATTATTATCTGGATTGTACCCAGGTCTGCGATTATCGTGTATATCCCAGTTACTAGTATCCGAAACCTCTTTTATTAAAATCCATGCTGGCTTAAATTCAGTCCAGACAACTGTTCCATCTGCATTTCCATTCCCTACAAAGGTATCTATCTTTGAATATCCGTATACGGAATGCCAACAATAAGCTATAAAGTCTTCATTAAGTATATTAGCATATGAACCGGCATATACTCCTAACGTTGTAGGATTAGCATCACAAAAATGACCATTATTAAATGCACCGGGCGAATTGAATTGCGCCCAATTAGTTAAATTACCAGTACCGACGGCGCCATAAAACTCTAACTCACCGACTGCACCACCATTGGCATCGCCTTCAAACAAAATTCTATGATAACGATAAGCAGTTGATGTATCTATTCCAGTACTAACATTATATATAACATCATTTGTAATACTAGTATCCGGATCAGTATAAAGGTCATCCCAATTAGTACTATCTTGTGATCCTTGTAATTTATAATATCTGCCCGCAGTATTTCCTCCAAGACAATAATTGTCGGGTGCATACATTTTAAATTGATGTACAGTTTTAGTTACACCACTGCCCCAATCTTGACCAATCCATGCGCCTGTAGACGGATCTTTTCTTGCTGAATTACTCCAACTAGACTGGTTAGTGTTACCATCAAATGCTGATGCCAGACCTCCATCTTGAGTCATATTACCTATTGCTGTAGCATTTCCAATCTGATCAGTTGCAAGTTTACGATAAGCTCCCCAATGCATTGTACTATCTCTAGTTTTAGCAATTATAAAATCGGGTGCTTGCGAGAGACCATGGCCAATAGTAGAACCTGTAATATTATCTCCTGTATAACTAACAATACTAAATCCAGCTGTTTGATTTGCACTTACTGCACTAGCAATATTACCTTGGAAATTACTAGAACCAGACGAACTAGCGTCGACGGATATAGTTACATCTCCGCCCATAGACCCATGATATACACAATAATAGTATAATTGGTTAGGTGCACCCGAATCTACAACAATTCGTGTATATGCACCAGATTGTCCTGGAGTACCTACATGGGTTACACCAGTTGTATATTCTGATCCTCCGCCAAATGTTCCATCTGCTGTTGTAGAAAATGCAAATAGATGTGAGCTATTAGAACTATCAGACTCATCAAATGTATATGTACCGCCTTTTTGTAAACGCATAGTTGGTTTCGCTGTAGCAAAACCATCAATATAATAATCCATAGAACCAGCAACTGTAACTGTATAAGTTATACTTGGTGTAGTATCGCCTTTCCATGTCCATGCAACATAATTATGACCACTAGTATTAATAGGTGAATTTACATCAACTGTAAAACCGTCAGCTAGTGTAGGTTGACGAATCCATCCTCCTCCTGTATTACCTTCAGCTCCTTGACTATCTGTACTTAAAAGCCAATTACCTCTAACTGAATCTTGTAAAATATGACTATCAGCGGCACTTCTAGATTTTAACCATACAAGATCTGGTTTAAATCCTACTCCACCTACGTTAAGAGGTGATCCTGTACCAGTATAAAGTACTGTATTCATATGCTCACTTGGATCGGTAATTGTTGAAGTTTGTAAATTCTTTGTACAAAGTGCTAAGTGACCTGCAGGAGGAGCATAATAAAAATCCCCTACATTGTTGGCATCCTGTGCTGCCGCGCCGCCTGCTTTTGTACCAGCAAATGTACTATCCTGACCAAAATTTGCCCAAATTGTTGATCCATCAGTATGCCAAAAAATCGGTCTAAGAAACTCATAACCTTCTGAATTTAAATTAGTTCCAGTGTAAAGTAGAACACCATTTTTGTAAAATTTTATTTCCCCTGCATCTACATCAACACCTATTCCACAAATAGTTCCTGATGTATATACAGTACCATTTACTACTGTTCCATATGGATAATTAACACCATTACTATCCCAATACCATATCTTACCTCCAGTTGTGGGTGTAGGATTCGTTGTGCCGGGTCTATCTGCCATTAATAAACCAAATCTTGTACTGTTAGCATCACCATAACATTCCCAATACCATTTACCTGTAGTTGGTAACTCCATAGTAGGATTCCAATAAACATCTCCATATTGATTCCAGTTCTTTAAGTTTCCTTCACTAAATGTAACACTTCCTCCAGAATGATTTCGCCAAATAGCATTCAAAGTCGCAAAGTTATTAATCGGCGTATCTATGCTTTTATGATCGTCTCCTATACCAGATATATAATGATCTTTATTATTGCCTGAACTATCAGCACCATAACCACCTAGCCAATCTCCTTGAATTAATAGTTTAGTATTTGCATCAGTAGTAAAAGGTGTTATAGAAGGAACAAAACTACCTTGATATCTATCTACACCTTTTGTAATACGAATTTCGTCTAAATAATCATATGATGCTTGGGAATAACCAACATTATTTCCAATAACAAGTGGATATCCACTATAATCCCAATTAAGATTGTCTACGCGGCAAGACCCTATAATAACTCCATTGTCCCATAAAGTATGTACACTACCATCTGATGTTACAGCAATATGATGCCATGAATCATAAAAGCCGGTTCCTAAATCAATTTTTATATCAGCAACCGTTACACCATTTTGAGATGCATACCATCGCACCCTTCCTTGAGTATTATTTTCATTGTGTCGTAGCATCCAATAACCTGTACTAGTACCTTTACACATTATCATGTCTTCAACAGCACTTCCTGCTGATCGAGTAAAAACCCACGCTTCTATTGTAAAAGGATCAGTACCAAATTGAAAATCTGCATGGTCTGGTACTGAAAGATAATTACCTGATCCGCCATCAAACTTTGCAGCCGCTGATCCAAATTTCTTTAGGTTTGTTACTGTAGTAATATTACCAGCAACTGAAACCGTATGTCCTGTGTTACCATCATCTGTAAATGTAGTTCCGCCGTCAGCACCATCTAGATGCAAGAGTAATGATGTATTAGCATCTGATGTCCATGCCGCCCCAGGTAATGTGAAAGTTGATGTATAATGAGACGTATTGGAAAACCTAATTTGATCCATCTTACCTTCTAGATACTTGTTACTGCTCCAAGCGTTTGTAAAACCAACATTCCAATCTGTGGCACCCATATCCCAATCATGACTAGCAGTTTGAATACCGATAGCCCCTCCATTCTGCCAAACAGTCCATACATTACCTTTCCGAGTTACAGCCCAATGTACCCACTCATTTAAAGGAAATTCCGTTGTGGGACTTGGATGCACCGGCCAACCCGATCCATCATATATAGCAATGTTAAAAACATTGTTGCCACCTACTGACCAAACCGCAATTCTAAAACCGCCAGCTGTATCTAAAACATTTGTACCTATGAATGTAGCAGCTTCAGACGTGCCACCAGCATTAAGAGTATCTAAAAATGTCCATCCTTCTATCGTAAAGTCTTGGGATGTTCCCCAATCAAAATCATCTGTGGGCGGAATTGTTAAATAATCTCCACTACCATCAAATGTCATAAACGAAGATGTAGTTAAAGGACCTTCTGCATCATAAAAGATTGCAGTACTAGATGAATCCGTAAATGCAGTACCGTCCATATGCATTAATAATACAGTATCTGCATCATCTATAAAAGCTGTTGTTTGTAAATTACTACTAAAATCTGCTGTATATCTAGCAACATTTGAAAAACGAACTTCTTCCATCATACCGTTAAAATATGCTTCATCGTTCGCACTAGAAGACCATCTTCCTATTTCCATCTGACGATTTAATGATTGAGGGGTTTGACTTATAGTACCACTTCCTAACGGAACACCATCACGATATATTGTACAAGTAGTTCCTTGTTTGACAAAAGCCATATGGAACCATTCTTGTGTAGATACACCATTATCTGTTATTTCCATGTTTAATATATTTGTATCATTTTGTAGATACATTTTCCAACGCCATTGATAATTTACACCGGTATTAACATATCTCGTATAATGACCGCTGTGATTACTATGGCTTTGAGCATAAAAAGTATAATCGGATCCTGTGCTAGGTGAATCAGATAACCACATCCAACATTCAGCAGTCCAGTCATTGGTTACAATTTCCCAATCTGCCTCCAGATCCTGTATCATTGATAAGTAATCCCCGGTGCCATCAAATACTGCCATACCATTTCCAACCTTTGGTACAGCATGATGTGTATTATTACCTGCTGTTAAAACATGAGCATAAGAACTACTATCTGTAAATGTAGTAGAACCATCTGTTGTATCACTATGAATTAATAATACTGTATTTGCATCACTAGTAAATGTAGTTTTTGATGGTGCAAAGTCTGCTGTATATCTAGCAATATTTGACCATCTAACTTCGTCCATATAACCTATTATAGAATAATCTGCTCTACCTACAAGAGGAGATCCGGATACCAGTTGTATATCATCATCGTATAAAATACCATTTGGATTAATTGCTTTGCCATCTACATAATAATATAAACGACTACTTCTTCTGACATAAGCAATATGATGCCAATTATAATCATTTAAACCATAAATTTCATTACTTACATGATCTGTACCAGGGGCTTCCCATACATTCATCCTCATACCACTACCCCAACCAGGATGATGACCTACTCCAAATGCGGCAGTAAACCCACCATATGTAAAATATGCAGGATTTCTAACATCAGCATTACTCATATCTATTTCATCACCGAATTGTACCCATTGTTCTATAGTGAAGTCTCCAGTACCAAAATTAAATTGAGGAGCATATGTAACAGTTATATAATCATTAGCAGATGATCCAGATGGTGCTGATCCTGATGTGAACGCCATTGAAGATGAACCAAACTTTGGTCCTGTAATATGAGCATCACCTTGTGCAACTATATTATGACGTGATGTTGTTCTTTCTTGTTTTGCATCACCGCTTGCTGTAATAGGGCGTCCAGTTGCACTATCAGTAAATGTTGTTCCGGTATCTGATCCATCCATATGCATTAATAATACAGTATCTGCATCATTAGCATATGCTGATGTAGGTGGTGTAAAATTACCGCCCCATCTAGCTGATTTTGAAATGCGAACTTCATCCATATAACCATGATACCATCTACTCACGCCCCACGGAGCATCTACACCTATTCGAAGATCAACAGTATTTGAATTATGAGAATTTGAAGTGTACGGTCCTGAATATAAAGTACCATCTACATATAAATTCCACGTAGTACCATATTTTACCATTGCTATATGATACCATTGATTAACATTCAAAGCAGTTAAAGCACCCGCTCCAGGACTACTGGCAGTATTAAAATCCCAACTACCACTTTCACCAACCATAAAAAGTAATTTTCCGCCGCTCGCAAATTGAACATTCCAACCATATGCATCAGCATTATTACAACCAATTAGCATATCGTAATCTTGATAACTTTCAGGATAAATCCAAAAATCAACAGTAAAATCTGTTCCATATGCATTCCAATCTGCAGTTCCTGGTACAAGAATCCAATCACCATTATTATCAAAATGGGCAGATGTGGTTCCAAATTTCTTTTGAGTAATTGATGTATTAGTATCTCCATTTACAGTTACAGAATTTCTAGTTACACCACTAAAATCTGTAAATATAGTACCATCAGCTGAAGTACCGTCAAACTTTTTATAATACCCATTGCCACCATATGTACCTTTATATTCTTTTGGTATCCATTGGTTATTTTTTACTTCAGCAAACTCAGATGGGTGTAATGCAGTACCATCAATAAAGTGAACTTCTGTCATATAACCATCATATTCGGCATCAGGAGTTGAGCCATCTATTGTTCTACAACCTAGCCATTGTTTATAGGTAGAATTAATCCAGGTTTCTTCATTTAACGGACAATCTGGAGAGCCACTTCTTGGTTGTAAAACATTATTTGAATATATTTTAACTCTGTCAGAAGCAATTGGTTGAGTAGAATCAAATGCTAAAACTATATGATACCAAGCCGCCGTGTCTGTAAATAATGAAGAAGTGTTTATCTCAATTGTAGTACCACCACTGGATTGATTATATTGGAAATTAAGACCATTACTATCATTAAATCGGAAAGTATCTCGATTACTACTATCATATCCGGATCCTAGAAATGCTCTCCATTCTTCCAGTCGACCGCCTTGTTTTAACCAGCCGCTCCAAGTCCATGTCCTACGATTACCAGCCGCGGATGGTTTATAATGTAGATGAGAATCACTACCATAATTAAACATCAATGAATTATTAACTTGGAATGACAATACAATAAACGAATATGCTCTGCTTACTGATTGATTTTGTGGATCAGTAACAGTTATTGTAAAGTTATATGTTGTATCGTCTGTTTCTTCTGGTGTAGTTCCACTGACAACACCTGTTGTTGTATTCAATGTAACACCAGTTGGTAATGCACCACTAGTTAAAGCATATGTTAATGGAGCATCTCCTGTAGCATCAAGTGTAATACTAATTGCCGTTTCACCATCAAACTCACCCAATGCGCCAGCTGCTACATTAAATGCTGGCAAGTTAGAATAACTTATATCTGCTGTTGCACTTAATCCACTTGGATTAGTTGCAACAAATCCATTTGTATATGTTGATGCCGCCTTTGCTGGTGTGCTAGGAATAGTTAATTGTGTTGCAGAATCTCTAGTTACAGCAACACTTGTGCTATCAATTACAGTTGTTACTCCTGCTTCAAAACTAGCACCAGTAATAATTAATGATTGTCCACCTGCTGGGTCTAGTGCCGTATCGTCTCCAGGATAATCCAAACTTGTAATAGAAGGTACTGCGTTAACTGTTATACCAAAACTTCTATCTGAATATTGACTTTCTTGATCAGTTGCCCGCATAGTAAAATTATATAATGTATCTGCCGCTAAATCACTTGTACCTGTTCCACTAATAATACCTGTCGATGGAGCCAATGTAATACCACTTGGTAATGTTCCTGATTGTTGTGCATATGTAATTGTTGAATCACTTGTTGCTACTATTGTAAATGATCCTGCTGTTAATTCAGTCATACTGCCTAATATACCAGCACCTGTTGTCCATGATGGAGAGTCTGAATAAGAAACAGATATTGATCCTCTATGTCCACCTGGATGAATTACAACTAAAATATATGTAGCAGATACTAATGCTGGTGTTGTAATTGTTATTTGTGTTGCAGAATCTACTGTTACTGTAGGTACACCAACTGCATTTATTTCTACTTGCATTCCTGATATAAAATTAGTACCAGTAATAATTAAAGTTTCTCCACCAGCTGGATCTAAGTTTGTAGCACTTCCTGGATATGTTAAAGATGTAACAGTAGGAATAGGTGGTATATGAACTGTTACACTAGCCGCCGGCAATGTAACTGTTTTACTTGATAAATCAATAGTAGATGCTATTTCCGTTGTGCCTACAGCACCTGTTGCTATTTCACTAGAACCAACTGCGTCGGCTGCTATTTCACTAGAACCGACTGCGTCAGTTGCTATTTCATTTGCTGTGACTGCGTCTGTTGCTATTTCCGAAGACCCTACTGCACCTGCCGCAATTTCATTTGCTGTAACTGCATCGGCTGCTATTTCTGCTGTACCAACTGCATCTGCAACAATTTGTGCATTAGAAGCAAGACCTGACAAGTCTCCTCCCATTGTTGGATCAGATGTAACATCAGTAAATGACAAATTACCAGCGCCATCTGTTACTAATGCTTGATTTGCTGTGCCGCCAGTAATTTTAAACTGTGCGGCTGTACCAGTTAATATGCTTCCTGTTTCTATTCCAACAGAACTATCAGATGAATCAAAAAATTGTAATTTATTTAATCGTAGTGTGCTCATTTTATACTATTGTCCATGTTCCACCTGCTCCTAATGTAACAGTAACGCCGGCCGCTATTGACATAGGTCCGGCAGTCATAACATTATAATCTGTAGGTGTTGTAATATCAGAAGATACTTCTTTATTATGAGAATTAAGACCGCCTGTAACTTCAGGTAATCCTTCGTTTGATATATTTAATCTAACTACATCATTAGTTTCAATTCCTATTGCAAAATTATCTTTAGTACCAATAGTACTATCTGCTCCCGAACTGAGACCATGGTTTAATAAATCTGCTAACTCTCTTTCTTTTCCCATTTATTATATCCTATTATACTGGTAAAAATCTAAATACAATGCTTTGCCCTGTTAATGGGGCAGTACCAAAAGTTAAAACTGTGGCGGCAATTGTATAATCTGTTGTCGGTACTTGTGCAACACCATTTAAAAATACTAATACATCATCTACTGTATGTCCTGTAGGTATTGCATAATTTGCTAATGTTCCATTTCCTGTAAACGTAGACGAACTATATGACAATGCCGCGGCTGCCACACCTGGAACAAATTTATTACTTGCCGCTACCCATTTTAATACTTCACCATCCGCTGGTGTTGTTGTTGTTATATCAACATCACCTAATTGATCTATAGTTGTTAAATTTGTGTCAACATCGTCTGCAGGTTCAAATTCATTATTAGTTGCATTCCACTTTAATACTTGTCCTGCTGTGGGTGCTGTTGTTGTTATATCTACATCTGATAATCCGCCTATACTTGTTGCCGCTGGTGCACCTGGTTCAAATTCATTATTAGTTGCATTCCATACCAATACTTGACCTGCTGTAGGTGCTGTTGTTGTTATATCAACATCGGCTAAGTTACCTATACTTGCAGCTGTAATGCGTAATGTTGCACGAATATCTGCTCTAGCATCTGTATAAAATAAATTTGTAGTTCCTTCTGTTAAATCATCTGTGCTTGTTGCTGCCGCACCAGGTTCAAATTCATTATTAGTTGCATTCCATACCAATACTTGACCTGCTGTAGGTGCTGTTGTTGTTATATCTACATCTGTTAAATCATCTATACTAGAAGCGCCGCCTCCACCACCTGTTCCTATTGTTACATTAGATTCTAATACATTGGTTGTGGGATTATATCGTAAGTATACATCTGTGCCGCCGCCTCTATCCCATATAATACCTTGTGTTGCAGTTGGTGTAGTACTATCGTATTGGAATGTTAATTCGTCACCTTGTCCTGTTTGTATATTAGCAGGAAATGTTAAGTCTGCATTGCTGAAATGACTACTTACAAT